GGCCTTTGGTGATGTTCATATCGCCACCTCCGTCCGTCCGATTGAAACGTAATCTCTCCAATCCTTATGCGGCTCGAAATAGATCATCGCGTCCCGCTTGAACCAGAGAGGATTCACGCCGATTTCTCCGCCACAATTCCGCTGCGCTTCAACAATGAACATGGCATCCGGCTCAATGTCTTTCGATCCGTCCCGAATCTTCTCTTTCGGCTTGTTACGCCAAATGGAAATGACGTTTTCCGCCATGTCTGCGATTTCAGACGCGCCCTTAATGTCGTGCAGTCGTGCTGGCGATTCGTCTGAATGCCCCTTGCGGGCATGGGCAACGAGATGGATATGGACGTGGTTGTTATGGGCAACAGACTGAACCTGATCCACTAGCGTTTTCTGCGCCGAGTAGTCGTCAGGGCTGATCCCGCACTTCATCAAGCTATCAATCACGATATGGTCGGGCTTGATGTTTTCGCAGACCCACCGGCACAGCGGAGCTACATCGTTCGGCTTCAAGCTGGCCTGTACGTCATAGACCCACAGCGTATCGGTGAAGAACTCTAGGAGTACGTCTGCTTCTTCTTCGCTAGGCGTCGAGCATCCGAGACACTGCACCAGGAAGCGGTACATCAGCTCCACCGGATGAAACTCAGGAGAACATACGAATACCTTTTGCCCTGACTGCATGAACTTTAGCAGGACTTGAGAAAGCACCGCAGACTTGCCATGCCCCTTGTAGCCCGTCCAAATCGTCATTTCCCGCGGACGGAACCGGAAATAGGAGTCACACAGGAAACCGGACTTGGCTCCCCATATCGTCGGCTGAGTCAGCCGCTTCTTCAGCGCATCGCCGTATTCCGTGGCGCACTTGACGCGAGGTTGATAGGTATCATCTCGGTATGCGGAAAGGTCGATCTTGTCCAGGCGACCGGGGAACATCTCCACAATCTTGTCGAGTGCGTTCATAGCCCCTCCACATACGAATGCGCCGCACTGATACGCGAAACCGCCGTAATCAACGCCTGTTGCGTTTTTTCATCGTTCCGAATGCCACGGGCCATCTGATTTCCAATTAACGCGACTGTGAAGGTTTCTGGCACCAAACAAGCCAATACTTCGCGTGCGCTAAACGGATATTTCTGGCGCGGAACGTGAAAATCTGATTTCTCGGGGAACAGTTCCGACAGGTCGAGTCCGACTGCGCTAACGATTTCGTGAGCAGAACAACCGGCGAAGCAGTGAAGCAGTACGGCACCGTCCGACAGTTCGCGAATCGCCAGGGAAGGCGATTTGTCGTTATGGGCAGGACAACAGGCAACCCATCTGTCTGCGCCCATCTTCCTAACGCGGTCGAGTGAGTTGAGAAGGTTATTGACGCTCATAACCCTTTACTCCGCAGGAATGCTTGCATGTCAAACTCTGCCGGAGTGGCAGAAACAGTCTCGCCGTCCTCCCACCTCATCTGATTTATCCATGTCACAGGGTTCGGGATGTACTGTCCGTTTTCCTTCTGCCAGTCGCGTGAGGCTTTGGCGGTCGTAATCGCGGCAATGCAGATCGCAAGGTCAGGCTTGTGCTTTTTCCATGCAGCTAGCGCCGCACCCTTTCCGACTTTCTTGGGATAGGCAGACCAAAACTCATCGAAGCCGTTAGGCGTAGTAGTTTGGTTATTGGTTATTGGTTTATGGTTAACGGTTGGTTGAACGGGTGTTGAACCATCCGTTGAACGGTCGTTGAACTCCGGTTGAACGGTCGTTGAACGGGCGTTGAGCCGCTGTTGAGCGGACGCTTTACCGGCGTTACGCGCCTGTTCAATTTTTGCGTAGTAGGCAGCGATTTCCGCATCGCAGCGAGAATGATGCCAAGCAGATTCTTTCTTCGTGAAATAAGCCGAAAGAATTAACTCTACGTCTTGCTCACTCCCTCCAGACTTAAGGGAAAGAACCTGCATGTTGTCTTCAAGAGGCGACTCTTGGTCGTAGTACAACCAAATAAGTCGCAGGTATGTCATGCATTGACGATCATTAAGGCGCGATGTGTCCCTTATGAAATCGCCTATGTGATGGTTGTAGTAATGCATCAGGCCACCTCAGCAAACAAGTCCTGAGTGCTGGTATGGGCGCTAGCCAGATTCTTTGCCGCCTGATTGAAATAGCTGGCTTTAAGTTCAGCGCCGATGAATTTGCGCCCCATCTGAATTGCCGTGAAGCCTTCTGAGCCAATCCCGGCAAACGGAGAAAGGACAACATGCCCCGGTAAAGACCACAGACGGATTCCGCGTCTGATAACTTCAAGCTGCAACGGGCAAATGTGGCGCTCGTCGTCATGATCCCTTGCGCTAGCGTATTGCAGCGTGTCAGACGGGTTAATATCCATCCATACGGGGCTAGCAAGTTTCTGCCATTCATCAACTGGCAGATCCGTCCCATGCGCTACACGATCAACAACATCGCCAGGGGTACGCATCGTCACCAAGTAATCAGGGATTCCCTGGCGGCACATGCTGGCATTAGTGCGGATAGTCTTGTGCAGCAGACCTAGTGCCTTGGTTCGCTGCATGGCCGTCACCGGGTCTTTCCAAATGACAACTTCGGAATGGAAAATAAACCCGTGTTTCTGGAATGCCTTGATTAGATCGGAGCGAAAATCCTTAAGACCGATATATCCGTCACGCTCTTTGCTAGTCGGCAGCAACATGCAATGAAAGCTGACGTTATGCCCAGGCTTGATGACGCGCAGCAATTCCTTGACGAGATAATCAAACTGCTCGAAAAACTCCGCATCATTTCGCACATTTCCCATGTCTCTAGGGCTATTGCTGTAGGTGTATAGGCTGGCAAACGGAGGGGAAAAGATCGAGTAATCAACGGAATGCGTAGGAATTCCACGCAACACTTCAACGCAATCGCCGTGATAAAGCGCGTAGTTTTCGCCAATGGATTGATTGAGTACGGTATTCATTTAGGCCACCTTCAGGAAGTCAGGCACGATCTGATTCAGTGCTGGGTTGTATTCGTTTGATTCACGCGAGAATCCGAGAACTTCAGAGCGCACTGCTTCGAGCGTTTCCGTAGATAGCGCATCAGACATAGCGCGTGCATCAGCCTCTTTTCGCTGAAGGTTGGAAACAATCGAACCTTCCTGCTCGGATGCAAAGATATGCACATGAACCGGGCGTTTTTGACCAAATCGCCAGCAACGTCTAACGGCTTGGTAATAAGCCTCGAAAGAGTCAGTTACGCCGACAAAAGCCATACGAGCGCAGTGCTGCCAGTTCAGGCCGAACCCGGCAATCTTTGGCTTTGTAATCAGTACGCGGATATTTCCGTGTGCAAAGTCATGTAACCGCTTTTCCTTTGTCTCATCCTCATCGCTGCCGCGAATCTCAACAGCGCCGGGAATTGCCGCTTTTAATGCGTCTGCTTCGTCGTTAAGGTCGCACCAGACAATCCACGGCTGATTGTCGGAATTGACCATATCCGCGCATTCCTTAACCCGAGCAGAAAGAGAAGCTTTACGCGCATCACGGCGCTCCATGAGGCTTGATGCCTCAAGAGCGAACAACATCCCCGGCAACGGTTCCATGTCGCACTTGACCGTGTGCTGAGACACTTCAAGCGGGGGAAGTTGATACATTGATGCGTCATGCCCAAGATCAGCAGGGGAACGAACCAAAGCCCCCCAAGACGCTACCCAACGCCAGAAAACGTGCTTTGCATGGCCTTTCAGCCGCCATGTTCCAGTGTCTCCGCCGTCATGCACAAAGAACTCCGCCAGCATCTCGGATTGAGTGCGAACCCCCAAGAATTGCGCGTGAGTGCCTAGCTCAGTCCAATCGTTAGGCGCTGGCGTAGCAGTGGCACAAAGCTTGTATTCGGTATGCTCAAACACATCGAGAAGCATTTGCAGCGTCTTTGATGTGTGATGCTTGATGATGCTGGATTCATCAAGAACAACTCCGACAAAATGAGAGCAGTCAAAACGATGCAATCTGGCGTAGTTGGTAATATTGATACCCGGCTGAATATCAGCGCCGTCACGGGCGTGATTTACCTTCACCCCGATGGATTCGCCCTCTTCTACCGTCTGCTCGGCAACAGCAAGAGGAGCAAGGATCAACACATCACCGCCAGTTTCACGGCATACCGTGTCAGCCCACGCTACTTGCATCCGGCTTTTGCCTAGTCCGGTATCTGCAAATATCGCAGCACGGCCACGGCGCAAAGCCCATCCGACCAGATCAACCTGATGCGGGAAAAGACCGTAGTCTCGTACCTGAACATCAAGCCCTTTGCTGGCTTGAAATCGCAGCTTCCTTAATACAAGGTTGCTGTATGCTTCCTTTTCGTTCATAATGATCCTGTCTAGTAAGTCCCTCGGCGGTGTTAGCGCACCAAGCAAGCCGGGGGAATTTTTTTGCCTATGCTCTAGGCGGCCTTTCGCTCCGCAAGCAAACGAACAACATCTGCTGCGGCAGCAATCTTTTCTACGGTGGAAATCTTGTGATCGCGGATTTCGCCTGAGGCGATGCGATAGACAGTCTTGCTAGAAACGCCTGCAATACGGGCGATTTCAGCCCACTGCCCCTTCATTTCAATCAGTTTTTCTTGAATTTTGTTCATGTTGTACCTACATTGTTTTGTGAAGGATAGACGAATTTGTCTAGCATTGCAAGACACCTATGTCTAAAAGTTTATGGCACGATTCCTGTATGACTTTCGTTGTAGCCATACGGGAAAACATCAAAAGACTGGTAGCCGAGAAAGCAGAGGGCAACCAGTCCGAAGCTGCACGGCATTCCAAAGTGCCGCAGCGAAC